GTGTCATGGTGGGCAGAGAGTTGGATATGAATTGGTAGCAACATTCTTAATTTAAAATAAAGTAATATGAAAAAACTTTTAGATTGTATTTACAGGATTTTCGAGAAGCTCGCAGCCATTGGCAGCGACAAGTTTCTGCATTTACTTGTAGGTCTTATCTTAGCATTCGTGCTTGGTAGACTGTTTGCTAACGTTGAAGCGTGGGCGTATCCTGCTATTGTTGGCGTGTTGCTGCTAATGGTGGCAAAAGAGTGTGTTGATTATTACATCCGCAAGGAGCAGTTCGACTTAAAGGACATAGCTGCTGGTCTGGTAGGTGCAGTTATTGGAGTAATACTTTGTCTGCTATGAACTACTTAGAACAATTTAAGTACGTAATGTGTAGCGTAATCAGCGGAATGCTGAGCTTGTTTTTCCCGATACGTGATTTCATGTACGCAATGTTGATTGTGTTTGGTGTCAACTATATCTTTGGATTAGTTGCAGGACTGAAACATGGTGAGGAGTGGAATCTGAAAAAGTCAATGGTATTCTTCTACCATTGTTGTTTATTCTTCGTAATGTCAGCTTCTATCTTCATTACAGGCTATTTCCTCCATGCTGGGGAAGAGACACTCGGCGTTGTCAAGGCATTATGCGGTGTGGCTATATGGTTCTACTCAACGAACATCGTCAGAAATTGGCGGATGATGCTGATTGAGGATACTACCATGTGGAAAGTAGCCGGCTTCGTTTACTATGTTCTGACACTGAAAGCGATAGACAAAGTACCCTTCCTTAGCGAGTATCTTAAGAGCACGCACGTGAATGTAGATGATGATAAACCCAAATTTGATTAGTTATGGCAAATTTCTCAATAGCGGAGCTGGTTCAATCCAGCACCGCTGAACAATTAAAGATAAACAACAACCCTCCTTCTATTGTGAGGGTTCACCTAACAGAAACGATTACGCTCTTAGAGTGTATTCGTGCAGAGTGGGCAGAATATTGTGAGCGTCACGACCTCGGTACGCCTGCTATCCGCATTACAAGTGGCTACCGCTCACCAGAATTGAATAAGGCTGTAGGCGGTGTGAAGACCTCCGCACACGTCGAGGGCTACGCTGCTGACTTGCAGCCTGTCAATGGTAAGCAGACTGAGTTTGAACGCTTCATGGCTAACGATTTCTCCAAAATGGGGTACTCCTACGATCAAATTCTCGTGGAAAGAAGTAAGACTTCTCGATGGGTACATGTTGCCTACAAGAATAGCGACGGACGACAGAGAAGGCAGTGTTTCAAACTTAAAGTGTAACAAAGTGAGGGAGCTTTCCTCCCTCACCTAAATCTAAAGAGGTATGAATAGAGTTATAAATACATCGTGTAAACTGTTAATTTTCGCCATTATAACGATGTGCGTTGGCTGTCGGACAAAGAAGTCGGTCGCTATTGAAAGCGTCAAGCAAACGTATAATAGTGAGCAGGTGACAATAGAGCGAAACGAAAAGCATATATCGCTTATCGACACAACTAACATCGACGAACTAACAAGTGTCATACGTGAGTTCGTTTTTGATGTCCCTTGCCTGGAGGATAGTTCTGCTGCTAACGCAAATGTCGGGAGCAAAGTGCCAATGGTTGAATATAAAACCGACGGCAGCATCATAATTAATCGTGGTTTGAAATCGATTAAAGAGCGAATTGAAAGCCGCAGAAACGAAAAGCGAGGGCTGTCAGAGGAAAAAGATAGTACGGCTAACAAACAGACTAATACGAAAGTCAACTTCACGGAAAACAAACGACATAAAGATAAGCACGTTGAGCAGGTACAGATAGCAGAGCCTTTCAGATGGTGGCAAATTATAATGGGCTTGCTGGTGTTGTCTATTGTTGTCTTTGGACTAAAATTTAAGCCAAGTATAAAAGGCTTCCTTCTCAAGATTTTCAACAGAATAAATTAACGTGTTGAATGAAGCACATCAAGGTCTATATAACAGAGAGCCGTACGAAAGATAACCGCTTCGCACAAGCTTCTATCCGTGGCATCGAAGATAATACGGGTGAGAGTTATTCTTCCTCTCACCCTAAACTTCTTCAAGACATCATTTGTCATGCGCTATCCCTTGCGCACGGTGTCGAGATAGAGGGTAACAATGGATTTACATACACCTTTCCTTTTAAGCTATCATAATTATGGCGATAGAAAAGCTCTACTTAGAACATAAACAGACAGGCGGTCGGTTGACTGCTGATGAGTTTAACAAATTGCCCGAAAAGGTCAATGAGTTAATCGACGCACAGAACTCTGAGGAGGAACGTGTGAAGAAGACAATTGCAAAGAACCGTCCATCGCTCGGACAGATTTCAAACGTGAACACAGAGGTTGACGAACTCACATCTGAGACATGTGTACTCGTATGGAATGGTGATCAGTGGGTCCCAATGAAGTTATCTGAACTTAATATTGGGCAAGGTGGTGGAGGACAGCAGCAGACTATCCTCTATTATCTCCGTGCTGTCAATCAATCTCCTTCTACTACTCTCTCTGCCTCTAAGTCAGCAGGCGAGTGTGCAATCAAGTTTATGTTCGTTTCTCGCACTAAGGATGTTGGGCAGGCTGATTATGTTGACTCTGGCGAGTGGGGAACGTACGAAATCTTCGCTAAGGCAGGCGATGGAACTTTCGTAAGTAAGGCTCGTGGCAGATGTCAGTCTAATACGATTACCACTGTTGATGTGTTCAAGTTCTTAGAGAGTGGTCAAAATAACATCATGGTGAAGATTACAGGAGAGGTGACGGGGCAAACCTCCCCTGCGTTAGTATATTCGATTACGTTGTCTGCGCTCTTCCTTTCAATATCAGAATTTAACTGGTGGAAAGCCTATCAAGGTGATATTGTATTACCTTGCTACATCAGCGGTAACATCAGTAAGACACTACACGTGAAGATTACAGGTGAAGGTTACGAACAGACGTATGAGCGTCAGTTCGGTACCGCAACTTATACCTCGTCGCCAGTGGCATATACCGTGCCATTTACGAATAAGACGGGGCTCTTCCACCTGTCTGCTTGGTTGTCAAATGAAGATAATACGGTCCAGACTACTCCAGTAGGTTACGACTTTATGGCGGTGGCAAACAACGAAGCTGTGAAGATGGTTGTCGTGAACAATAAGGCAGAGAAACTTCTTAACTGGTACGAGAATAAGGTACTGGAATATGCAGTATATGACGGCAAGGCGGTAACGACACCGCTGTCTATCTTGATGAAGAAGGATAACGAGGTGCTGCAAGAGAATGTGTCAGGAAATACACTGACACAAACCAAGATGCAATATACCTTATCTCTTGAAGTCGAGACAATCGATAACTCTGACTTTACAGCGTTAATCGGATTCAGAACTCACCCAACAGACGAGGTGCGTTTGCGTGATGCAATTTCATTCCCTGTGGATAACTCACAAGGTTACTCTGCAACAGCTGGAGCGGTGTTCTATTTCAACGCTAAAAACAGAAACAACACCGATGCCGACCGCAATATCCTCCGCAATCTTATCAACTCAGATCATATCGGTTCTGAGTGGCAGAACGTAGCCTTCTCACGTGACGGCTGGGTGACGGATGATGAGGGCGCACGCACATTGCGCTTGCTCGCTGGTTCACGCCTTACTATTGATTACAAGCCATTCGCCAAGGAGGCAGCACAGAGTGGTAAAACAATCGAAATTGACTATCAGATTAATAATACGTCTGATTACAATGCAGAGTGTATCTCGATAGCTATGCCTTACCAGAAGGGTTATATCGGTCTGAAGGTGAAGCCTTCTTCTATTATGTTCGCAACTCGTAGTGAGCGTAATGCTGATGTGCAGGCGATGAGTACAGATGATGGCGTGCGTATTCGCCTTGCACTCGTAATCTCTCCTAAGAAGTACACCTACGTCTTGAATGGAAATACCTATTACCTTAACCTCGTGTACCTCTATATTGACGGCATCGAAGCTCGTAAGTTCGCCTACTTGCTTACCGATTCTATGCAGATAGGCTCAGGCGGTGACATTGTTATTGGCTCGGATAAGGCGGATGTTGACCTCTATTCTATTCGTATATATGACAGCGCAATGGATGCAGCAAACGTGCATCAAGACTATATCAATGCCTTGTCGACCGTAGGTGAGAAGAGTGCGGAGAAATTGGATAACGACATCTATGATACACTCGGTACCACGGTTGACTTTGACAAAGTACGTGGCAAGGTCAATGTGTTTACTTTTGATAAGCCACTCCCAGCGTATGAATATGGTAAATCATACAAGCCTAAAGGCACGCTGGAGATATATCCGAAAGACGGTAATACGAATCTTAACCGTTTGACGATTACCAATCTTCAGTTGCAAGGTCAAGGAACCTCCTCTATGCTCTACTACCTATGGAATTGGAAGGCAAAAGTAGCTAAAGATACTACTATCGTATATGAGGACGGACTAACGGAACAGAAGAAATTTGAGCTGTTCAAAAACCTGCCTAAAATCTCTAAGCTGACAGGAAAGAAGAATATAGCGTCTTCAATGCAATACCACAAGATGGGCTCTGTAAATTCATTTACCGACCTATGGAAAGCGGTAGGCTTAACTAACGAGGGTATCGAACAGAACAGCGAAGCAAGAGTATCTATCTATCAAGAGACCTTCGTAGGCTTCGAGAAGCAGACAGCAGAAGACGGTACTGTTACATACAAGTTTGTCGGTTTGTTCACCATCGGTCCTGATAAAGGCGATGCTGCAACCTTTGGATATGACAAGGATTTGTTCCCAGACCTCTTATCAATCGAAGGCTCTGATAACTCTCCACGCTTGACACTCTTTCAAGTCCCTTGGGACAAACGACGCATTCGTTATAACACAGAGGAGGAAGCATATCAGTACCAAGTCTCAGAACTCTCTTGGGAGAATTGTTGGGACTTAGACTATGCCGACCTCCCTGCTGATGATAAGACTACAGCAGATAATGAGACACGACAGCGTGCAGAGCAGCTCGTAGAGTCGTATATCACAGCTTATAATATCATCTATTCGTGCAATACATTCATTGAGCCTTTCAATGGAACGCTTGACGAGTTGAACGCTGATCCACATTCAACACATATAGAGTATTGGATAGCAAAGGATGGTGATCCAAACCAATACAACCTATACTATTACGATAGCTTGTATAAGAAGTTCTGTCCATCGACGCTCGACAGCGGTGTGTCGGTGGTTAATCTTCGCCAGCAGTTAGTTGGCGACAAGTATGGATTAACCGAGACGATATTCAACTCAGTTAGTGACGCAGCCCAGCTCAATGAGTTATTCAAGTCCGCACGTATTCAGAAGCTCCGTGCTGAGCAGCCACAGGACTGGGACATCATGGACCTACTTTTTCATCAATTATACGTAGAGTTGAAGGCAGCAACTGATAATTGTGCAAAGAATACATACCCGTACAACTTTAATAAAGAATAAACATGGCAAAGAGTAAATGGAAGTTTCGCCAGGATGACCTTGATACAATCCTGACGGTAATCAACCAAGGTTTAATGAAGAAACCCTACTGGGTAGAGTTTCACGCCCCCTA